AGCTTTAGCCTGTTCACCGTATGCGTCCATTGCTTGGTATGCAGGGTTAGTTGCAGATAGAGCAGCGGACTGCTGCGGCGTAATCTCAACGCCATTGACCGTCTCACTCAACAAAGTACGCTTTGGCGTATAGGTCTGTAGTCCAGCAGCTAGTTGTTTAGGGCTAGGCATTATGCTGAGAATATGCCTACAGCCATAACCTCAACACCTGCTCCTGTCGTTACTTTCCATGCACCAGTAGTAGATGCAGCGTTGATCTCGATATTGTAGACATTGATACCTGTGCCGCATGATGCAGGTAGCACTGTATGGGTCAATATGCCTACGCCTGTTCCGTCCACTAGCACTACATTGCCTGTAGCAGCGGTGGTGACTGTACATATTAGTCTGTGGATGTAGTCACCGATTGCGCCTGTGCCGCCTAAGACTTGTGCTGTTTGACTGGCTGCAACGTGTTCGTGCTGGTATCTAAATGGTGATTGTATGCTCATATTCTGCCTCTCTTAGGTTGATTTGCTTGCGCCCACACATCGTTAAGTGTTGCTGTGTTTTGCTCTCCTACCATCAGCGGTTTAGCTGCATCAGGCTGTCTGACTCGCGGCTCTGACCGCCAAGCTATTGATAACATTCGGAAAGCGTCTGCCGGATGAGAACACCAGTCATGTCGTGGTGTCTGCCGAAACGCCTTCTTGTCCTCATCATACTCTCGTTGGTACTGACGTAAAGCCTCGATACCTTCACTGCACTTGTCTGCATCAAACCAGCACTGCGGCAAGACTTTACGAACAGCCTGTATACCGTCTTGTACTGACAGATCTGGCACGATAGCTAGGCTATTGATGCCAAAATGTACCGCCAACTGCTCGATTACTGACTTACCAGCAGCCGCCAATGTCTTAGCTCGTGCATCATGCGGCAGGTGGTGCTTACCGAAATTATACGGCCTTGACAGGATATTTGCAGCAATTTCATCAATATTAGCACCAGAAACGGCGTAATAATCAATTATATGTACTTCATCGCGAATTACTTGATAAAACCAGACTGCCGTATCATCCCTATAACCAAGATCGAATGCAGTGTGGACAGGCACGTTATTGTCGTAATGCACCCGCGTAACGCGCCCTTGCTCCGTAGCCTCACGCATCTCTGTACCGTAGTACGCTCCTAGTATTGCCGCCTCGAAGCTACACTCATACTCTTGCATATACTGGTCAGGTGACAGTTGAGCCTTAGCAGCTTCAAGTTCGCCCTCTGGCAATAACTTGGATACTGATGCTGGCAGGTTTAAGCAGAACCACTCGCTAGGTATTTTTTGAGCCGTATTGTATATGTTCCAAAACTGATTTTTACCCTTCGGAGTGCCGCCAAAGACGCACCATCCTTGCTTGTCTGACAGCGCAGGTCTAATGACGTTACCAAATACGCTAGGCTTAAAATCTCCATATTCGTCCAGATAAACGCCATCAAATCCCAAACCTCTCATGGCATCAGCATTATCAGCTCCGAATAACCGTATCCTAGCTCCGTTGACTAGCTGTACATATAGATCAGACTCGTTCTTCTCTACAGCAGTGGTCGAGGCAAGATACTTTAAGTATTCCCAAGCGATAGTCTTAGCTTGGCTTCTATATGGACTAATGTAGGCGTATTGCGATCTGGGTGTCTTGTTAGATAGAGCAGCCCTGAGCATATCGGCGATTGCTGCTATAGTCTTACCTGCTCTCCGGTGAGCAACTAGACAAGCCCATCGCTGGGTGCGATTGTGGAATGGCTTAAACGCTTCTCTAGCTTTGTAGGGTATTTGGTGTTCTATTTTCATGCAAGCCAAGTAAAGGTATGTTCTTGCACTCCTCCATCTGCACCAGTATGTTCTAGCTTCTGTGTCTCAGCCCACTTCATCTGTGTCTTGCTCCACCAGATCATAGCGGTTACATCTCCACCAGCAGCCTTCTGAAATAAGGTCTGGCCTATCTTAGAGTTAGCCTTTGCTTTGCCTGTTACTAGCTCGCGCTTAAAATGCTCTCGTAGAGTGTCTAGGTGTATCCCGTCCCTAACAAGCACCGCTATATGGTCTTGTGGTAATCCGTAGCCAGCCATAGCCTCTACACTCTTGCGTTCTTGCTCAGTAGGTACGAACTGTGGCCTACCTGACCCGGCTCTCTTTCCACCGTTCTTAGATCGACCATCCTTTTTTAGTGCGGGTTTATCAATTCTCATACTAGTCCTAATGTGTATTGTTGAGTCTAATAGCTGGCAGTTTAGCTGCATCTATTACATCTTCCAGATACTTTATAGCGTCTAATCTTGTCATACCTTGAATTACTGCTGGAAAGCTGCTTACGGGAGTTCCTGTTGCATCGCAGATTATCTCGTGCAGTGCGTAGCCGTTATGTGTCTTGACCATGCGTATCATATTATTTCCGTTAATTAATTTCGTTGGCGAATGGTATTCTTATAAATAACTTTGTATCCAATAGGACGCAAGGCTCTACATCTTGCCAATCATTCCTGTCTGTTCTGCCCTTTACCTCTACACTATTTGGTACAAACTCTGTAAATTTTGCATACCATATTGCGTCCAATGTACAGACTACTAAAATAAATGGTAACTTGCTACAGTCATATAGTTGCTTGGCTGATGACCATTTGCCAATACTAAGCAGATAGCCACCCATATTACTAATTGCCTCCATCGTGTAGTTTCTTGTCTTGATCTCACAAAAACCTACGGCCCTTCCCTTCCTTTTCATTACATAATCTAAATGGTATCTAACAGGCATTTTTGCCATCTCACAAAACCATGTTTTTTCAAGGTAAGAAGCAATATCCCTTTCTCTGTTTAAATCTTGTTGCGTTTCGTATGTTGGCCTCATCCTATGCGTATCATGCTAGGAATTTCAGCTTGTAGATGGTGCTGTCGATTAGTTGTGCTATCTCATCTATTATATTTTGCAGCTCTGAATCTTGCGGTAGCTTCTTTCTTTCATCTTCTACATACTTACTTAGACTTGTCAGATACTTTAGTGGTGGTGTAGGCAGTAGATAATACTTCTCATAGTCATCTATAATCCCATAGCAGCCTTGATACGCCTCTACGAATGAATCTACTAGATCTTCTACTTCCTCATAGTACATACCTAGCGCAACGTGTTCGCTATAGCTTTTGGTCTGGAAGTGCAGTATGTGAGCGTTAGTAATGCTGTGCAGTAGTGTTAGTACGAATTGTTGTGGTGAATGACTCATTTATCTCTCCTATTTGATTTTGTAACGATCTCGACATGGAGCGCATACTCCCTCTACTAAACGTCCTGACCACTCGCCACACAAGTCGCAGTCACCCGGCGATCCTTTAACTAATGGCTTACTGGCCCGTTTAATCAGGATTGCTAGTCTCTTCTCTGCTTGCTCGTTAGCGTAGTCAGCCTCGTCCATCTACCATCCTCTGTCTATAACAGAACTCCTTACACTTGCAGACTCCCTCTTCTGTTGCCTCGTTCTCACCCCATTTTCTAAACTGGATGACGAGCCTCTTTCTTACTTCTCTGCAATTATTCTTTAATATTAGTCTTTGTCGGCAACTGCGGCAATTGAATTGGTATAAGCCAGAGTTAGGGTTCTTCTCTGCTATCTGGCACTCAGGACAGTTCAAATTCCAAGCCCGTAGACTCTAGCGTTGCCTTCTTGCCAGTAAATTCCTGCCACCGTTTCACGATAACGTCGACATACTTCGGGTCTAACTCCATCAGGCGGGCGTAGCGTCCTGTTTTCTCGCAGGCGATCAGGGTTGTACCTGTTCCACCAAAAGGATCGGAAACAATTGCGTTGATAGATGTAAAGCTTTCTATTGCCCAGAGAGGAAACCCAACTGGAAAAGTTGCAGCATGAACTTTTGAGAATTCGTTATTTCTGTTTGGAGGCCCGTTATAGACATTCGACACCGTACCCCTAAAATTCGCCCCCGGTATCGCCCTGCTTGGATTCTTCTTTTCAGTTATCAATAATATGTATTCAAACCTAGAACTTAATACATTCTTAGCCATTGCAGGCGCGGCGTGTCCTTTGTCCCATATACACACATCAATCAGATTTCCCTTATACGTTGCCATGTAATCAACGAATGATGTTTTGTTACCTGCAAGCTGCTGAAGATTGACAGCCATAAATTCACAAAAGCCAATCCAAGCATTAGTAAATCCGATTAACAAATCTAGGTATTCTGATTGAGTCTTATCATCCTGATAAGCCCCATATTTATTATCGCCAGAATGTGTATTACCTGACAACGCCTCCGATTTGCCTGCATTGTAAGGTGGCGATGTAAATGCCATATTGGCCTTCTGCCCATCCATCAGCTTCTCAACCGCATCAATGCTCGTGCTATCGCCACACATTACCCGATGCTTACCCAGCAGCCACACATCGCCTAGCTTGGTGATCGGAGTCTCTGGGACTTCCGGCACAGCGTCCTCGTC